GCTGCTGCTGGTATTGCTGGTGGTGCTATTAATGCTGCATCTACTGGTAATCAAAATCGTGCCTCTCGTGACTTTTCTTTGAATATGTATAAAATCCAAAAGCAGGACAATCTTGATTTTTGGAATATGCAAAATTCTTATAATTCTCCTCAGGCGCAGATGCAGCGATTGCAACAAGCCGGATTAAATCCGCATCTTGTTTACGGCGGTTCTGGTAATTCCGGCTCTGCCTCTCCTATCTCTACTCCGGATGTTAAAATGCCTGATTTTCGCGCTCCTCAGTGGGGCGATGCTATTACTCGTGGTGCTTCTAACGGTCTTGATGCTTATTTTGATGTTCAGATTAAACAGGCTACCGCTAACAATCTTGAAAAACAGGGCAATGTTCTTGATCAAGAAGCAATGTTAAAGGCTGCTCAAACTGCTGCTACTCGTGCCTCTACTAATCGTTCTATTTTCGATCTTGATTTTGAAAATGAGTTTCGTGGTATTTCTGGAGATGCTCGTCGTTTTGGTCTACAAAAACTTAAGACTGACATAGACCTTTCCATTAATCGCGATGCTCGCGAGGCAATTGCACAAACATCTAATCTTCGTGAGGCTGCTGAACGTATTTTGAATATGCAATCTCAACGCGGCGTTAATCGTGCTAATATTGCTGAGATTTCTGCCCGCATTAATAATCTTAATAAGCAGGGTATTCTTTCTGATCTTGAGATTGCTCTTAAGCAAAAGGGTATTACTTGGGGTGACCCTATGTATGCTCGTATCGGCGGCCAAATACTTTCTAATCTTGTTTCTCCTAATCCTAATACTCAAGGTACTTGGGGAGATGTTATTCGTCGGTATTTTGGTAACAAATGATTTTTTAACTTTTTAACTTTATAAACTATGCGTTTTTCTCGTCGCGGTCGTCGTGGCCGTTCTCGCGGTCGTCGTGGCCGTTCTCGTTCGCGTTCTTCTCGCTCCTATTTCGTTTCTCGTGGTGGTATCCGCCTCTAACTTCTAACCCTCCACGTGGAACAATTGTTCCACGTGGAACAATTCTATTCTCTAAAAATGGGAAAAAACATTTTTAACTCTGTCTTACTTCCTGCTGTTAAGTCGAACAATTTTGACCTTTCGCATGACATCAAGTTTTCTTGTCAAATGGGTCGTATTTATCCCACTATGGTATTAGATACTATTCCCGGAGATAAGTTTCGTTTTAATTCTCAAAATATGCTCCGGTTCATGCCTCTTGTGGCTCCCGTTATGCACAAGGTTGATGTTAATTCTTATTCTTTTTTCATACCTAATCGTATCCTCTGGCCTGAATGGGAGCAGTGGATTACACGCCGTTCTGATGTTGAATCTCCTTATGTTGAAGTATCTACTATTACTGAAGGTTCTTTGATGGATTATTTAGGTTATCCTGTTGGTACTTTTGCTGAACCACTTCGTGTTTCTGCTATTCCTCTTGCTGCTTATCTTAAGACTTGGAACGAATATTTTCGTGATCAAAATCTTCAAGTTGAGTATCCTTGGCAACTTGTTCCCGGTGATAATGGAGATAATCTTTTTACATCTCCCGGTCTCAGTTGGAATACTGCTTCTCCTCCTCGTGCTGCTTGGAAGGCTGATTATTTTACTAAGGCTTTACCTTTCGCTCAACAAGGTGACATAGTTCAGATGCCTCTTACTTCTCAGGAAAATGTCCTTGTTGATTTGGTTCCATTTGCTGATAATGATAATCCTATGATTGCTCGTCCTGCTGATGGTTCTCCTTCTGGTACTTATACTGGTGGTGTTAATCAACAGGCTGGCCCTTCTCCATTTACGCAGTCCCTTCACATGGAGGACGACCCTATGGTTATTGATCCTAATGGGCGTTTGTCTGTTGATATTCAACAAGATGCAGTTGATATTAATACTTTCCGCTGGGCTATTAAGTTACAAGAATGGTTAGAGCGTAATGCCCGTGGTGGTGCTCGTTATGTTGAAAGTATACTTTCACATTTTGGTGTTCGTTCTTCTGATGCTCGTTTGCAACGTCCTGAATTTATCGGTATGACTTCTCAAAACATGGTTATATCCGAGGTTCTCGCCACCGCTCAAAATCCTGATCCTGGCGGTGCCGCTCTTGGCCAAATGGGCGGTCACGGTATTAGTGTTGGCGGTGGTTCTTTGATGTCACATTTCTGTGAAGAACATGGTTATGTCATTTCTATGATTGTTATTCGCCCTAAGACTGCGTATCAGCAAGGTCTCCATAAGTCCCTTTCTCGTTTTTCTGCTCTTGATTATCCATGGCCTACGTTCGCCCATCTTGGCGAGCAAGAAGTTAAGCAAAAAGAGATATTTGCCTCTTCCGCTACTCCCGAAGCAACTTTCGGTTATGTTCCTCGTTATGCAGAATCTAAGTTTGCAAATTCTCGTGTTGCTGGTGAACTACAAACTACTCTTGATTTCTGGCATCTTGGCCGCATATTTTCTACTGATCCTGCTTTGAACGCTTCTTTTATTGAATGCGCACCTCGTCTTGATATATTTTCTGTGACTGATCCCGAAGAGGATCATATTGTTGGTCATATTTTTCACAATGTAAACGTACGCCGGAAATTGCCGCGTTACGGTATTCCTTCAATCTAATGTGTGATGATCCTTTTTATGTTAATCGCGCATCCGGGGAACGTGTTCCCGTGCCGTGTGGCCGTTGTCCCCCTTGCAAACGTCGTCGTGTTGACTCGTGGGTTTTTCGTCTCATGCAGGAGGAGCGCGTTAGTTCCTCGGCCTACTTCGTCACTCTTACATATGACAGTAGGTTCGTTCCGATTACTGACAATGGTTTTATGACTTTGGATAAACAGGATTTTCAAAATTATATGAAGCGTCTTCGTAAACTTTGTCCTGATTCTAAACTTAAGTATTATGCCGTAGGTGAGTATGGTTCTGCTCGCAAACGTCCGCATTATCATGCTATTATATTTAATGTTCCTGACAAGGAGTTATTTTATGAGGCATGGCATATTGATAATGTTCCACGTGGAACATGCTTTGTCGGTACTGTTACTGGTGATTCTGTTGCCTATTGTATGAAGTACATTGATAAACCTCGTACTCGTCGCGATCATTCGCGTGATGATCGCTTACCTGAATTTGCACTTATGTCTAATGGTCTTGGTTCGTCTTATATTACACAAGAAATTGTCGACTATCATTCTGCCGATTTATCCCGGCTTTATGTTACCGTTCCCGGCGGTTATCGGAAAGCGTTACCTCGTTATTATCGCAATCTTATATATACTACTGCCGAAATGGAGCAACAAATTAGTTTGGCGCAGCAAGCATCTGAAAAGGCCGATGAAATGTCCCGTCTTCATTTTGAACGTATGTATAATGGTTCTGATATTACTTTTGAACAATGGCGCGAGTCTAAACGCCTTGGTCGTTCCACTCAATTTTATTCACAACAAAAATCTCGAGATATATGAGATTGATTTCTATTACTTGGCAGTCTGCCCGTGAGTGGCGTGAACTCCAAAAATCTCGTGGAAAGTATGGCGAAATAAATACTCTTCCTTCCCTTACTATTCCTGACCAGGTACTTACTATGGACGAACTTGTCCGTCGTTATGTCCGTGGTGATCCTAATGTTACGCAGTTTCAACCTGTTTACTCTGATAACGATGATTTACCTAACATCGAAACGATGGATGAAATGGAAAAACTTGAAATGGCTCGTGCTCTTAAAGATCGTAATATTTCCGATCTTGCTGTTATGAAAGCAAATGAGTCTGCTCGTCGTCGTCAGAAGGAGATTGACAATGCTATTGCTGAACAAAAGGATTTACCTTTCGGCAAACCTGCTGATCCTCCAATTTCTGTTAATGATTAGTTAATGTAATGTTAAAAGCGGATGTGGGGGTGTGATGCCGGCGAGGTACGAGCCTGGTATCTCTGCCCCCACAACGCAAACAAGCGCAGCGCGTTAGGTGTACGATATAATCGTAATATGTCCGAAGGACTAAAGCCATAATTCTCTTGATGTATTATGGCTGAATGACACCGGCATTAAGCAGGTCTTTGGAATGAGCGTTAAACAACGTACCTTAGCGCAGCGGTTGGGAAGTTGTACTCCGCGAATGTTCTTTGACCTGCTGGCCCGTCATTCTATTCTCTCACTTTTTAAATTCTTTAAAAATGGCTAAGGTTTCTAAACCTGTTCCCGTGCAAACAGAAATGTTTGCCGATCCTCTTACTGCTTCGCAGTTACTTGAACTCGTCAACGATAAGTTGACTATCCTTGAATTCGCTATTGGGCAACTTCAAACTACCGCTGCCAATCTTGCTGCTATGGCTGCCACTGGTAGCAATCTTACCTATCACTACGAATTTTTTTCACCTACTACTGTTGATACTAAGCTTCAGTTAAAACTTCTTCTCTGATGCCAGGACCTCTCGCTATTCCTATTATTGGCGCTGCTGCTGGTATTGCTGGTGGTGCTATTAATGCTGCATCTACTGGTAATCAAAATCGTGCCTCTCGTGACTTTTCTTTGAATATGTATAAAATCCAAAAGCAGGACAATCTTGATTTTT